CATCTTTATCTATCAAAATCGACCTACCTGCCCCATTCTCTCTTAATGATTTTTCAATCAATGACATACCATATTCCGTATGACGATTAAAATTCTTGTCGTCAAATTTTAAATCGGAAATTTTTGCCATTTTCAACTCGTCTCTAGAAATCATTATCAATCTCCTCTAGTTTTACTTCAATATTCTTGTCCTCAAAAATTACTTTTTCGGCACGCTGGCAAAACTTCTGAATTGCCATTTGCTCGCTAATAGTTAGACTTTTATACCATCTCTTGGTGTTCATTTCTTGTCCTTTCCATTATTATCGCACATTAGAACGCTTATTTCACCATCATTTTTAGTAGCCCAATCTGAGTAGAGATGGCCCATCCAGTCGTTACCGCCTAAATCGCAAAAATAGTGTCTAGCCTTTTTCTCAATTGCCACCTTGTTATCTGGTTGTAGTTTCATCATAAGAGCAAGCTCCAACCGGCAAATTGCTTTAGCCTGCTCGGCGTCGTTCTTTTTTGCTCGCTCCTGCTCGCTCTTAATCAAATCCTCTACGCCCTTAATTTTATTATCTATACTGCTATTTACCTTGCCAATCATTCTATCTACAATATAACCAACGGCAAATATTGATAATAAAATCGCTGAAACCATAGTTGTTGTGGATTCTACTTCCCAACCAAAGATTTTCACTAAAAATGCTACAATAGTAGCAATAGAACCTACTGTTCCGGCTAAGCCTGCTAACACCCGACCTAGCCGTTTCTCAAACATAACAAGTCCTAAACATTAGTGCTATCATAAGCCGACTATAACATAATTATTCAAGCGTTTCAATTTTTAAATTACTTTTTACGAATCTTCTTCTCTATATAATGCCACAATTCGTGGAATATAGAGCAGAAAAACCCACAAACTAGACCATGAACCAGCATTTCTATAATAAAATCCATTACTAATCCTCTCTTTTATTGCCAAATAGAACGCTAAGAATCCGACCTATAGCAAGTGCTACAACTGCACCGCCTATATTCCCGACGTGTACGCAATAAAGTGCTATTAGTGCTGTAATCATTTTGTATTCTCCTTTTTCTCCATTCCTCTGATTAAATCGTCATAATCAACTCTAAATATATGGTAGTCTACTGAATTTCGCACATCAACAGCACCATCATATACAGCACATACTCTATACACATAGTTATCATTGCATTGCAAGTAGCTAATCTTAAAGAGCGTATCTTTCGTTACCTCTCTCAGCTCATCAGGTAAAGCACAAAGCATAGCTGTATTAAAATTGATTTGCCCAAGCGTTCTACCTTGTTCCAGCATATAATTTGCAAAATCAAGTTTTTGGTGTACAAACTCACAGTGTCTTGCATCATACTCCGTTGGATAGTATTCTCCACAAATATCACACCTAAACATTTCTACTTTCTTACTCATCACTGAACTCCTTCAGTTTTTCTTCTAATTCGTCTCGTTCATTACTCACTTTAATATATTCATCCCACAGGTCTTGTATGTCTGACTCTAAATCATCGAGTTCGCTTCTTATATTGCGAATGTATTCTTCAAATGGTTTCATTCTTCACCTCCTAGCAATTCTGGGTTTTCGTGTATATTGCCGACAACTCTAAACTGTATAGAAATTTCATTGAACACTCTTACATCTCTTAGCATTCTATCCCCACCATCAACTAATGGCTTCAGGCTTTCACATTCAAAGCCACCACAATCTTCATTCCAAATAACTTGATATTCTCCAATCAATTTTCTTCTTGAGTAACACTTTACTATATCACCCTCATATATCTCTTTGCCATTCTTGTCGGTCAAGCCTGTATATTGTTCGTATTCATATGCTTTAATTCTTTGGTCAATTACGAAATAATAATCTAATTCAGTATATTCATATTTACCAGTATTTTTATTCCACGCTCTAAACTTAATTTCTTTCATTCTTCACCTCCTAATCTTCTAATGCTTGACAATACATATTAGTTTTATTATCGTAAAATACTCCACCACGACACTTAAAACCGTGATTCGTGACTAAGCTGTTCACATTCGCCTCAAGGTCTTCAAGTGTTTCCTCTTGTTCGATTCTATAACTCATTCTCAAGCCTCCTTTACCATTCTGGTTCAATCTTGCAATTTTTAATATAGCAGTCCCAGCACATTTTTTGGTCTTTTAGTAAGATTTTGTATTCACCGCACACAGGACATTCTTGTTTTTTCATTCTTCACCTCCGAAAAGCAAGTCTAGGTCTGTTTTAATTTCATTTATCTGTTTATATTCATCCCAAGCTCTATTTTTCACATTATTAAGATTTAATACAATTTGTCCTGTCTTATAATAGTCATCGCCAATGCTTACACACCAGCTCTCAATTTCAAACCCTTTATCTTTCAACCTTTTCCAAGCTTTAAACTTTTTTACTACAAGTTTTGCGTCGGATTTCTTCTCAAACTTGTTGCCAATCTCCTCGTAAAGTTTCTTCATATCTTCCGGTAGCATTTCGTTATATTCGTCCTCGGTGAATATGATAATGCTCCCATTTGGTGAAATTATATATACATTCTTTGCCATTTTATTCTCCCATAAGTCCCATTAGACTCATTACTGTTGATATTATTGCGAATACAATCGCCAAACATAATGCTGTTATAATCGCTACGCCTGCTTTATCTTCTTTGTCCATGTTATTTTACCCTGTGCCATTTCTTATCTTTGCTATAATACACGGCTAAACAAGTCTTGGTCATTTTAGTCCATTGTTTCTCCGTGCGTGGTATTTTACGCATATTCTTTACTAGATAAACTATCATGCCATCTGCTAAAGGTTCTTCATTTTCGTCAAAGTCCTCTTTCACTAGGCAATATTGGTGGTCTATTTCAAGAGTTGTCTCGTCAAAGATTGCGTTCAATATCTTTACAATTTGCCAATCTAAAAACCCATCGTCGCACACTACCATTGCTAATTCTCCACCCTAGTATTACAAGTTTCTCTATAATACACCGTGCGTGTTTCGGTTTTCATTGTAATATAATCTAATACTACTAGAATGTTGAATGTAATCAGAAACACTGTTAAAAATACCACAATGATTTCTTTAATAGTCAAATTTTTCATTATTCTACCCTTTCCATTGCATCTATTGGAACTACCCTCATTGCAATTATTTTACCTTGTTTTGTTTCCATGCCCTCAATTGGTGATTTACAAATAGTGTCGTTAGTAATTCTGTAAATACCTTTAAAAGCACCAGTCTGGATTTCTAGCGTTATATCTTGCCCACACGGGATTCGGTAGCGTGCTATAAGCACCGACCTATCTCGGTATCTTGGAGCCTTAATCTTTATCATTTCTAGTCTCCGCAAGTTTTAATTCTGCTAGGTCAATATCGCCATACTCTTTTTCGTCGTCAGTCTTTACATTTCGCACGGTCTGGTAGCTTTGCCAACCTAAATCCATTGCTTTTTTAAGTCGGTTGTAATCTGCCTTTGGCAAATCCTTGATAAGTTCCATCATAGCTCCAAACTTTTGTTCTACGGGGTCTTTCACCACCGTCTGTTGTTTCCGCTTCCTAAATAAACTCATTTTTAACCTCCTTTTATTCAAAATAATTATTCATTCGTAAATATCTATAAAGTGTCCCTAGTGGGAATCCTAATTTGTCGGCAATATCTTTCACACCCATACCCTCATTGCGTAATTTAATGATTGTATCTTTTTGTTCTTCAATTTTTGGCATAATCTTTGGCCCACGGCGTGAAATTTTGCCACCTTTAGCACCGGCAGTTATAGCAAGCTCTTTGCTACTAGCAAAACCACCTTTATAATCCGCTCCTCGACCTTTTAATCCACCAATACGCCCAATATTTGCCATTTTTTCATTCACTGAGCCATATTTTTCAACCATCGTTTGGTGCCAGCGTGCTGTTGCTGCGTCCCCCTCTGGTGTTCCTTTTTTTGGTCTAGCCATTTTAATACTCCTCTCCTTGAATTTCTGTTAATAATTTATGAACGTGCCATAAGCGAGCCGTTTCGTTCATTTCTAATACTTGAGCAACGGTCAAGTTGCCAAATCTACTTCTAAAACTCATTTTTAATCTCCAAATTGTTGTTTGATAAGTTGTTTTGCATTTTCTACTTTATCAGTAGTTTTTGCTTCTTTTGGCATTCGAGTGAATACAACCTTGCCGGTCTTTTCATTGCCAATAACTAAACCGTCTATATCGCCATTCTCCTTATAAGTAATTCTAGCTACTCTAAAAGTGTCATAACATTTAAATTTATCGCCACTTTTAATCAAGTTGCAATACTCAGCTTTTACCCAAATAAATGGTGCCGAGTATAGTTCTCGTCCAATGCCCCAGTTCACGCAGGCACGCTTGAAACTATCACTTGCAAGCCCTTTTTGTGCTTCGGTGAAACTCTCGGTGCCGGTATCTTCCTTGCTTACCCACTCGCCTTTGTCTTTGTCATAAATAGATACAATACAATTGGCGTTGTCCCTAGTGTGCTCACGCTTCCAATTCATAGCACCTACGGTTTCGTCCAATATGCTCATATCTACACGAGCGTCCTTATAAAGTAGTAGTGATAATCCATTCACTTTAATTTGCCCGATACGGCATTCAATTTCATTTTCTTTTAATTTTCTAAATTTCATTTTTCTCCTTTAGTTTGGTGGGGAGTTTTTACGCTCCCCGTTATTGTTAATCGCTATGTCTTAATAAATCTTCTTTTTCTTCCTGTATCCTTTCCATCATTAGTTTATTCATATAATCTTCGTCCCACATTTTAGTTCTCCTTTACAAATACACCATTTTCTAATTTGTATCCTGCTTCTTCCATTTCTAAAATGTAGTTGCCGATTTTACTCATATATTGTCTTCCTTAGTGAATTGTTAATGTTGCTAATTTCTTGGACTATTTGTTGTAGTTGTCTTTCTACTTTTTTTTGTGATGTTAAGTTTCTCACGAACACTTTTCCGTTCCGTGTTTTATCTTTTACTTGTATCTTCAATAGTTGCTCCTTTCGTTTGTTGTTTATATTTTAATTTTACACTACCAAAATAACAAAGTCAATAGGTTTTTTGGACTTTTTTTCTAAAGTTTTCCACAAGCAATAAAAAACCCCACTCGGCGTAAGTGGGGTTGGTCTGTGTATAGACCCTCTTTAGGTGTAAAGCCTGCCGGAGGTAAAGCGATAGGCTTAAGCCCATTATATCACAAATCAAAATTCAGTAAAATAATCATTATTCTTTAAATATTGCCTAACAAAAGCAATAGCCTCGTCGGCTCCTTTACAAATTTTGCACGGTATCCCGGCCAACTCGTAAATATTCCCCCAAGTCTTTTGTTCAGGCGATACGGTCCCACCTTTTCTGCGTTTCATTTCAATCTTTATCATTTCATAACAATCAACATGGCCATCAACGCCACGGATTGGCACGAAAACCTCGTAATCCCAAACACCCTTACTTTGCCCCATTTTTTTCAGCTTTGCACCTCTAATCATAGCATTTTTGCTACTACTTCTACTCTCGTTGGCGATATGAGCGTGCGGTATGCCGTTAATATTGAGCCATTGCGAAAAAGCAATGCACTCATCGTCTTCTAACGGATTGAACTCATATTTTGTGTCCACCATACACCAAAAATAACACAAAAACTTTGAGTTAGTCAATATCTAAGCCAAGTTGTATTTATTTTTAAAGCCATTTCTAAACATTGCCAGCAAATAACGGTCCGGATTTTTCTTTTTCATAGCAATTTCACACGCAACCATCAAATCGTCCATAGAATATTTGCCCGTAATAAGGTCGCTAAGGTATTTTACTTGCCATTCAGACTCTAGTTTTACATAATGAGCCATATTTCTAATCCGTTTATCAATTCTAAGGCGTCTAGAAGCCGTTTTAAGCGTCCTCTCCACGTGGAGACGGTCCAATACCCTACAAAGGTAATGAAGTGGCTTAGAAACGCTCTCACGGCCTGCTAGGGCTATAATTTCTTTGAGCTCCTGCATAGTCATAGCGAATCCACAACATTCACCGGTCTTTTGGATATGCCTAATTCTCCTATACATACCCTCACTTTGCGGCGTTGGTGGTATAAGTTCCACAAACTCCGGCAATTCTTCTTTGATTTTTTGTGCCATTGTGTCTAATCTTGACATAAAAGTATTACCTCCAGCTATATACTGGAGGTAATTGAGCAACCTTAACACCTCTAGTATAGCTCTTAAATTATATTCTGTCAAGCCTTTTGTTAAGGCAGCTCAACATTGATTATCATTTTAAGCCCTACCACGATAAAAGTCAATATATTTTTAATTTAAATTATCCACCCTCTAATTAGAGAAAACTATATTTTAAATAAAATAAGTCTTCTAATTACACCCCTGTTATTTATTGCCTTTTTTAGCATTCTGGCTTTGAGTTAGCCATTGAATATTGTCAAATTCATAACCACGAGTATTGTCAATTCGGTCAATAGACGGAGACATTCTATGTTCAAAACCACTTTTTTGCCAATTGCTATACAAAATTAAAAACTTTTTCATATTATGCTCACACCAAACTACCCATTCGTCTTTACTAAGAAGCCTAAGTTGCTTATACCTATCTATATTTTTACACCGGTAGCTCATACCATTATAGATAGCTCTCATATAATAATGCGGATTTGTTTTTCTCTGATTATCACAATACTCTTTACAACATTCTTTACATTTATTCAACCTACCATCAAACATTCCCTTTTGTTTATGAAATTCAGATAAGGGCTTTATCCTATGGCAAACAAAACATTCTTTTTCTGATTTTATTTCACGCGTTGGCTTATGAATATTATTTTCAAGTCTATATTTTTGCTGTTTTTTGCAACAATCTTTACATTTGTTCAAATGCCCGTCTTTCATGCCTTTTTGAACATAAAAATCGTCAAGTGGTTTAATTTCTTTGCAAATTATACATGGCTTCATACTCTATATTATACCGTATTCTAATTAAATATTCAATAAAAAAAGAACCGAGCCGGCAAACAAACGAAAGCAAATCCGGCTCGGGGCATTATATAAGCGAAGAAAATGCCAATTTAATTATAACACATTTAATCAACAGACACAATTTTTCTTGTAGAAACTAGCCGAACAGTAACGGCGTCTTGGGCGTAAAAGAACATTTTTTGCGTATTGCCACTAGGAACGGCCAAAGTAACATTGCCCTCAGTATAGACCTCAGTAATAATAGGTTGCGAACCATTAGCATAAGTAATCGTTCTAGGTTGCACTGAATCCGGCGTAAAAGTATAGTAATAAGATTTCGCAAGGCCGGCAATATTCTGCCGAGTTTTAAGCTCAAGCTCGGTTTGCTTCATTTTCTTTAAAAATTCTTCAAATTCGTATAGACTAGTCATAATTAGTTAGCGTATAAATCCTCATAAGTTATGTTTATCGTCACGTCAGAAGTGCATACAAAAATAGCATTGTAGGTGAGCTCAACCGTTCCACCACCCATCAATGTTTGCAAATCGTCGTTGTTGTTGTAATCTATAACATTTATCAAATAATCTGCGTGGTCGCTAGGATTCCCCGTATTTACCACCTTACGAGTGTAAATAGACCGGCCCTCGTCGTCTTGTATATCAAAATACACAGCACCAATTGGCGTGGTGCCGTCCGTGGTCTGTATAGATAATTTTGCATATTTATCAGAACGCACACCAATCTCAAATTGCCCGTAAATTTCCATATTGAACGTCAAGCTAAAATCAAAAGATTTGGTGGTAAGCGTATCAGTAGATAATAGTTTATATTGCTTTAATGCCAAAAGCTCGTCTTCAAAATGTTTTAATTTTAAATCAAAATTATTTCTCATACACCAACTCCTATTGCAACTGAAGTTATATAATCGGACGATACTACCCTAGCTGTAATTGGCATAGTAGCTTGGCTAAAATAAGCCGCAAAAGTATAAACAAGTTTATTATTCACGCTGTCCCAAATAATCCTAACTGGTCTATACAAATAAGCTGCACTTAGATAACATTGTGCAAAGGGCACTCCACCATCTTCACTTGGTGCAATATCAACCGTGACATAAATATATTGACCCGAGTAGTCTATTGTTATTTCTTGGCTTTCATTTACTGTAAAAAAATCAGCAACCCCAAGCCCCCTAGAATAGGCAGTCTTTAGAGCAAGCATTTCACGCTCAATCTCTTTAATCATTTTGTCGAAATTATTCTTCATTTTCTACAACTCGCTCCAACACCGGTTTAATATCTTCAGAGCCATTAGCCGATACACTCACATTTAGCTCATTCACTCTGAATTTGCCATTAGTCATTCCCGTTAAATCTTCCGAGTTGTTAATCGTAATCGTATCGCCAATCCATATTTTATTGCTACCCGTAGGCATTGGCACTACTAACTTGCCGTTAAAAGTAACCTCAGGTTGCCATTGTATGCTTGTAGTATAGTTTAATTCAGCTAACGCCTTATTATCTAGCGAAGTTTGGTCACCGATAGACGATTCTTGAATAAGTTTCTCATAATAACCATAGGTAGAAGTGGCCGTGGCGTCACTCTGGACCGTTAAAATCGCCGTATTTTCGCTACTAGAAGCAGAAATTTCGCCCGAGCCAACACCGATAACCCTACTAGCAAAATCTGATACTTCTGGCGCTGATATGCTTGTAGCACTTGGGCCATTTAAAATTGTAGGATAATAAGCTACCCAATCAGTAATAACGTCGCCAAAATTAGCGTCTGCTTTCACGTCGTATGTCTTATCCGGGTGGAAATACACGTCAAAAGGCCCTGCTCCCGTAGTATTATCACACCGGTCACAAATCCAATCTTTTACGGTCTTATAATTATCAAAAGTGTGCGTAATACTCGGCAAGTTATCAATTTGCCCTTGAATAAAGCCGTAGCTTTTGCCAGCCGTGCTAGAAATTGTATTTGCAAGTGTAATCATATTACCGACAAGCGTGCCAGCATTGCCCGTAATAACGCCTAACGGCAAATTGGTGGTTGTGTTTCTGATATATACACCACCAAGCAAATTCAAATAGCCGTCAAAATGGAAATCCAAGTTAGCACTCAACTGAAGTGGCGAATAAGCCGGCATTGTTGCTAAAAATCCCCCTACAATATCTACACCATTGCGAGTTAATCTGCATTCTAAAGCAATTGGCTTCAAAATATCACCAATAGTATAGTTACGTTGCACGCACCACTCGTTCAGCATAACGTCATTCACAGTAAAATCAATAGAATCAGCACCAACCTTAGTCCTACGCCTTGTATAGGTCAAATTTTGTGCCATATGGCGTATATCACCTAACAATGTTCCATTTAGATAGAGTTTTACTTCATAAGTAGCAATATTTATCATTAGCCTACAATCTCCTGCCACTTAATCTTGCTTGCAATTGCGTCGTGATTTTCTGTTGTATAGGTTACACGGTTATTTCCTGGAGCAAATACGCACCAGTTACCAGTAACATTGCTAATCATACTCACGCCATTTACAGTAGCCGTCTTGTTGAACATATCAATAAGCAAGGTTTCAGAGCTAGAGATTGTGCCCGTATAAGTAATTGTAGTGTTAGTAGTCAAAACAGATAACTGAGGATTCACAGCCGGGCCTTTTACTTCCCACACCGGATAAACCTTGTCAATAGAATCAATAGAAACGGTCACCGGACCACCACCGCTACCAGCTTCCCACTCGCCACCGATATTGTCAAACATACCACCATATTCGTCCCACATAAAACCACCATCTGTAGCTCCTACAGCAATTGGGATATTCGCACTTTCGCCGTAAATCTCCTCACCTAGCGAGTTTTCAAGATATTCATAGTAATTTACGTCCTCAAAGTTTAAAGCGATATGATAATTTGGGAATTTCTGGTAAAGCTCTTGCACTTGTGGAGCATCTACAATAAATCCACGGCGTCTTTGGATTGCCGTGCCATTGTTAAACACATAAACTACTTTGTAATAGTAGTTCTTCCTAAAGAACTTCAAAAATGCTACACGATAAGCTTCTACTTCTACTCTTGTGCTTGTCTCGTCGCCAACATACCCATCAAAAGTCTGTGTATTAGCCCTACGCACTTGTCCAGCCAAAAATACCCCATCATTGCCTTGCACTTCTACAACGTCATTTTGGTAAGAATTAGCCACAAAATGCAATTGAGTATTTATGAACTGATAAGCACCAGAGCCGAGCAAAAATCTTTCCCCGTCTTCTCTGATAAATAGTGCTAGTATAAATCCCTCAGGTGATATTTGATTCAGATTCATTATGCTGCTCTCCTTATACTTTCCATCATAACACGACCAATGTCTTGTGCGTCAAGTCTACTGTTAATTTCGTTGGTCATATATACGTTAATGCTTGCCGGCTTATTTTGTTGTGCTTGCCCTGTGATACTAGAAGCCAACACCCCGGCCCAATTATGAATAGCCCCAGTTTCTGGCAAACTACCGGTATTGTTAATACTATCTAGATTTTCGTAGCCAAACTCACGAGCACTAGAAGCTTTAATCACGAACTCGCCGTTGGATAACATTGCTGGCACAGAATCACTCGTAGAAGTTCCTGGGCCATATACACGACCACCTTCTGCAAATAAGTGAGCGTAACCCCAACCATAGTTGATTGAGTGTCCCGTTACCAACGCTACAATCGCTACAATACCCTCAGCCATTGCACGAATAAGGTCAGCGAACGCATTGATAGCGGCAGAAACCCCTTCTAAAGCGGTTTTGATAGCGTTGCCCATATGCTCAAACGCTTCGCCGGTATATTTTACAATTTCGGCAATACCCTCAAGAGCAGTCTTTACAATACCGTTAATCAAATTAGCAACGGCATTTAATACATTAGTAAAGGCCCCGGACAAGACGTTAATTAGTGGCACAATAGCATTATTAGTTAATCGTTCTATTACAGTAGTAAATGCGTCAATAATAGCAATAAATGTATCCCTTAAAAATTCGCCTAGTGGTATAAACGCTTGCTGTGTAATATTTATAATAGCGTCAGTTAGTGTAACAATAAGAGCAATCACTGTGTCTACAATAAAATTGGCAAGCGGGATAATTACACCATTCATAAGTCCCTCTAATGCTGGTAATACTACCCCAACAGCGCCACCAATTAGCAAAATACCTGCAGCAATGGCTGCGGCGGCAGCAGCGAAGCCTAAAGCACCGGCCAAAACTTCAGGCCCGGCAAATGCTTTAATGAAATTCGCAATGGCTGTGCCAATTCCAGATAAAATACTTTTTACGGATTCCATTAGACTACTTACTGCCGAGCTGATAGCGCTACCAAGCCCTGAAATTCCATTAGAAACTACGTCTTTCAATCCACCACTACCGGTGAATAAGCCACCGACTAGACTTTTAATTTTACCAAGAACCAAAGCACCACCAATAACGGCAAAAATCGGACCGGCTGCTTTCGGAATTGCTTTAGCTAGTGATTCCATAATCTTTGGCAAGTTCTTAATGATAGCTTTTACTACTTCAACCGTTACTTTAATAGCTGAATCAATAAGAATTGGAGCGTTCTCAATGAGGGCGTTAGCAAGACCAATCACCATATCAGTAATCACAGGCAATAATTTCTCAATAATGGTCGGTAACTTCTCATTTACTTTAGCTAAAAGTTTAGTAATGCCTTCCATAACTTGCGGCGCCATATCTACAATCAAATCAAGAGCGGTGTTCAAAACTGAATCTAGGTTCTCAAAGAACGAATTTAAATCGCCTCTACCGGCCAAAAATGCACCAAAACTTTCTTGCAAATCACCAAACGCATTGCTAAGTTGCTTTACTTTACCTTGTGGAGTTTGTGCCAACGCCTCGTTAAACCCACCGTAATTTTGCTTCAATACTTCAGCCAAAGTAGCTGCTCTAGTCATTTCGTCGCCATCTTGAAGTAATTTTTTCTGATGCTCGTCCAAAGTCACGCCATAACGAGTAAGTGCGCCGACATTTCCGGTCATAACTTTACCCATAAGGTTAGCCATCTGCGTAGCATTATCAGTAGTAGCCTCATAACCCGAAGTAGCGGCAATCAAATCGTCCATTGCTGGAGTCAATGTTTTTACTGCTTCGGCACTTAAAGCGAATGTGCCAAGCTGAGCCTGCCCAGCTGCATTCACGTCGTCTTCAATGATGCCCATTTTTTGCAATTCAGAGTTATAAGCTCGCAAGTCCTCAACTGCACCTTCGGCCCAGTTTTGGTTTTTCGCAGATTGAGCCAATTTCGCCTGTGCTTTCTCAGCCTCGTTAAAAGCGTCTATGGAATCCTTAGAAAACTTTACAGCGGCGGCAGTTCCAGCAGCAAAAACGGCAGTTATAGCAACGCCAAGTTTCTTAATAGAACTGCCAACTTTAGAGCCAAAACTTTCTACGTGTTTTTCGGTAGTATTTAGCTCGGATTTTACGCCAGAGCCATCAAAACTCAATTTTACTACAGCTTCACCAACGGTAGTGGCCATTATTTACCCCCTTTCGCTAGGTTTTGTTCTTTTTCTAACAATTTAATCGCAGTCTTCAAGGATTTTGGCACGTGCCCGTTCTTTGTTGGATTATTTGCACCGGCAACCGAAGCTACGATAATGTTTTCAAGGGTTAGTCGATTAAAAGCGTCTCTTGCACGCTCAGCTTCGATATATTTAGCCATCTGTAACTCGCTAATCTCGCCAAATTTCCAAGCAACATAAGCTTCGTAGCCAAATCTAGCAAGTATTTCAGCAATATAGGCGTCTATACGGTCAAAACCTGCCTTTTTCTTGCCTTTACGGTTGGCTTCTTTTACTTCCTCAATTTGTTCGTCAGTTAGAAAATCCGAAGCCCGAAAAGATTTTACCTTTGCGGTTTCTCTCACATTTTCAAGTGTTAATTCAGGCTTCGTCATTCTAACCTACTCCTAGGATTCGCTTACAGCGGTATAAGCACCGGTTGTAGCGTTCAATCTCATTTTTTCAATTAGGCTGTAGTCACCAAGACGTACAGAATATTGTGGGTAACCATCAGCAGAATGCAATTTTGCATTATACACGATTGGGTGTAGATTTAGGGTGATAGTTGGAGTATCACCGGTCCCAATTTCAATATCGTCATCTACGCTAGGAACACAGCGAGTAAGCTCTACGTCAGCAGTAGAACCATCGTCACAAAGACCTTGTGCAATTACGGACATATAATCGCCATCAGCACATAGGTCAGTGCCGTCCCAAATTGCGTTACCAGCTTGAGCAGTAGCACCAGCATAAGTGGCATCATTCCATTTTTGAATAGCTTGGCCTAGGTTTTTGAACGTATCCATTAGGAACGTCACAGAACCAGCAAAGTTATCAAAGGTGCCGGCAATAGTGGTTTCACTTGTGCCAAGGCTAGAAGCACGAGAACGCTTGCGTGGGGCAACGTTAAGGGTCATTACAGTATCTTGGCCCAAATCATCAGCTTCTAGAGTAAATACGCTCCAAGTGCTAGTATCAGCGTCCCATTTGCGGAACACTACACGGCGAAGTTGCGTAATGTTTTGAACTGCCATTTTAGTCCTTTCTTTTTGTTAAATCATATATAATTTCTGCACTAGCAATCTTTACAACCAAATTATTCTGCGTAATAACATAATTTTGTGGGGTAGTTGTAGGCCTAATCCTTATGTTTTCAAACGAATAAGTAGTGCCACCAACGCTTCCGGCCAATTCGCAAATACATGGGTTTAGGATAATCCACTCCAAAATCTCTTGGTGAATTGCCTCAGCCTTTGGCTTATTGGCAAATGCTACATAGAAATCAACAGTTGAGTGTAAATTTAATCCTTTTGGAGAATTAGAAGCTACACCACCTCTAGTAACGAGCCAAACACCTTGAGCAGGTTGCCCGTCTTTTAATAATGGAGCTTGCTCCCAAAAACAGTTAGAATCAACAACCAATCCGGCAACATTGTCTTCTACCATTTTTTCTAGTAAAGCTAGCGTAATCATTTAGTAATATCTCCAAAGTATTTTTTGATATAATCACCCGTTAGAATCATGTTTGCAGCATTTTCCATATAGTGCTCAGTTGAGGCGTCTTTGTTTGGACCTTGCTCACGCTTCCACGCATAAGGCACTTGCCTGCCACCATACGAACCACCAGCAATCACTTCTACGGTGTTGTTTTTGCCCTCTTGTGCTCTAATTGTATTTCTCAAAGCACCGGTCACATACGGAGCATTTCGCCTTGCTTGCGAAGCAATGTCAAATCCCATTTGGAATAGCCCTTTGGCAGTCTTTTGTGTAATGCTGTTTAGCTGGCTATCTTTCCACTTTAGACTGACTCGGACTGCACTTCCCATTCGGCGACCTCAGTCTGCACCACCTTTAATTCTACGTGCTCAATATTGCCAGTGTGCTGATTTTTACCAATACCAGCGTCTATAATCTCGTAATAGGCGTTTTCAGTTGTATTATAGAGCATATAGCCCGCAACTAGAGTATTCGTGCGAAGTGTCGGCAATTGCTCAGGTTTTACATAAATTAGCAAATCTGAGTTCAATACTTCTGGAATATTGTTTATAGAGCTACTAGAGCCCTCGTCCACAATTACGTCCAAATCGCCAACCTTGTTAAAAACGTTTCCAACTAGAGTTCCGTGCTGAAACGAGCCAAGTTGCCATACACCAGAAATGATTGCGCTAGGAAATGCGTCAAAAATTGATGTATCCATTGACAAAGCCTCCCTCACAATGTGGCACAGAGTGTTCTACCTTTAGGAGCGTCCCGCAATTGCTATATTTCTCAATAATGTCCCTATATTGAGTGTAAATTTGCTCAAAAGCGTTGGTGGCACTACTCTTAAAATTGATTGTAAAGTTTCTGACACTTTTTGATTGAATCGTGTCTGCAGTTCCTTGAAATTCAATCATTGCATAGAGGAAATTGGCGAGTAATAACTTTAAATCGTCGTGTCCCTCTAGCTCTGGTAGATTTTCAAGGCAGAGAAATGACGCAAGTCGCTCAGAAGCAATACCAACAAGAGTCGTCCAATCTGTTGAAGTATAATTTACGGCTTTCCCCGTCAATAGCTTATAATCGTCCTGCGTCATTGTAAATCTCCTAAATTAGCTTTCGCTTTCTGGGTTGCTTAGACCTTTGATAGCACAAGCTGATTTGTATTTAGTCAAAGTACCACCAATAGGCATTTCGTTCAAGAGAATGTTTTGGTTGGTAGTTACGTCAAAGAATGGATAAACACGTGGGTTGCGTTCACCAGTAGTGGTGTAACCATCTCTAACTAATAGATAAGCGTCATCGTCTGCATATTCCATCCACATTGGGCTAAATACACGAGCAACACGGAAGATGTCTTCAGCAGTTGCACCTGGTTCAATGAGGTAACGGTTGCCAACCTTAGCTTGGAAAGCAGCAGTAAGAATGCTTGGCTTTACTACCAAGATTTGGTCACCCTCAGAACGAATCCATTGGCGAGCACCTACAACACCATCATAAAGGTTGTCGGTAGCTTTTGCAGTATAACTAGAAGCTACGAGAGTGCCATAGCCGGATTGTGCAGCACAGTCGGCAGCGATTGGGTAAAGACCGGTTCCAGTTGAGGAATCAAACATACGCAAATCTGGAGTGCCCGAAGTGCGGCCATCACCGATAAAGATTGCACGCTCAATAGAGAGTTTGATTTGGCCAAACAATTCACGAGCACGGAACTCTAACAATTCTGGGTTGTTGTAGATTTCCATTGCATCGAGAGAAAGTTTCTTGTAAACCATCTTGTCGTAGGCAATACGGATGGTGTCAGTAATGGTTTCGTCAACTTTGGTATCACCTGGCTTGTGGCCTTGTGCTTCTTTACCATAGTCAGCAGAACCTGCAAGAGCGTTGTTGCGGAGACCACGACCATTAGTGCCACCAATGTGCATAATGTAATCAAGGATTCCGTCGCTCTTTTCCATAGCCTCAGTAAACATGTTGGTAATGTTTAGAGGGTTGCCAAGTCCGGAGATTCCGTCCTTGCTTCTAGCAATAGCAGCGTCATAAGCAGCGTTGAATTTGCTATCAAATTTGAAATTTGAAGCTTTAAGAGCGTCACGAATAGCATTGTGCTTTACGCTCTTGATTTCAGCTTTTACGTCTTTAGACGTAGCAACATTTTCGTTTTTCACAGCTCTATCCCTTACGTTAATAGTAATATTATGAACTACTGAATCTTTTGTTTCAGCAGTAGTTTCTTCGGTGTCTGCAGTTTCTTCAACTTCAACAGCTTCTGCTGGAGCCTCAGCTACTTCATCTTTAGCTTCTTCTTCACGAGCAGTAGGTTGAACTTCAGATTCAGGCACGTCGGTTGTGAACTCATCCACAACTTCAGCAATGTCTTCCACTAGCTTTTCAGCAACAGCTTGTTTCATTGCTACATTTTCTTTAGGAGTGAGTTCGTCCTTAGTTTCACTCATTTGAGTTTCTCCTAATTCGTTAGTATTGTTGTCCCCCTGGTTACCATTTTCAGCTTCAACAACGTCGCTACCCTTAGCCCTTGTTGCCTCAGCTTCTTTATGGTCAATAGTTTTAGCACGCGGGTCGTTTCCGGTCAATACCATTGAGATTTCCCGCAAAATCCCAATAGGCTCGTCAATTTCTAATCCAACACCATAGTAGCCATCTGGATACCAATCAATACCCGTAGAATAGCTGGCGTCTTCTGAAATAGCCCAAGCGTGGTCTGCTAAAGAGTCATTATTGGCAAAATACATACGAGCGTGAAGCCCGTCGCCCTCAATCCATACCTTGCAAGAGCCAAATTGTTTTTCAATTGTATCAACAAGCTCGCCATCAATAATAGTCCCGTGGTCAGCTTGAGCTTTTACGGTATATTCTTCAGTTTGCTTGTCTGGGTTATTATTTAGTGTCTTAATCGCAATTGGTTTGCCATCTCTGCCCATAACATAGAGATTTTCTAAGTCTCTAATCTCACCGGACTCCATAATTTGTCCAGAATTAGCCAAGATATTTCTAAACCGTCGCTCCTCAGAGCTTTTTGCGTCTTTAAGCACTGTAGCGTCGTAGAACTTCATATTTTGAGCATATCATACTTTTAATGCTTTGTCTAGTCAAGCCATAATGTCGCACAATAAAGAAAAGGCCGAGCGGAATTGCCCGGCCTGAGGGGAATTTTATTGCTATTCTTTGGATATGAAGACGTTGATAAGTTGCTCAATCTTCATAAATATCTTTTGTTTCTCCTTTTCTGAAATACCCACATCTGGGTTAAATGAAACTAGCACAGCTGCACCGATTTGCTGAGCGTTAGTATGTGGGATTGAGCGTAAGCTACAAAGTAAAACTCTAGCCTCATCTTCGTCCTCACAATATGTTGTGCTCATATAGGATAGCATATAATCACCCCCTTAAAGTGCACCCCCTCACTTTTTATTATACAACAAAAAACCACTCTTGCGAGTGATTTTTTGACTAAAGAAGATACTTTAGGTATAGCACACTTATTTACGTTTGACAAGTTGCCCTGGGAAAATAAGCCCACGGTTGGCAATACCGTTAAATTCAGCAAGTTGCTGAGCATAACCATTGTCACCAAATAACTTGTCGCCCTCATACCAGCCGAGTTTGCGAGCAATAGCCCCAAGCGTATCGCCTTTTACTACTACATAAGTATCTTCAGTTGGCTCCGGTTCTGGTTCTGGCTCTGGAATAATATAAGCCTTTGGCCTGTAGTAACCAATAAGATTTTTGATAGAAATGTTGATAATGTTAGTAGCAGCACCACCACCATCGCAAGGTTTCCCACCTTGATTTTCACCAAGCAATGCTACATAGCCATTTACTACTGGGCCCATAGCCATACCAACATGACCATATTGACCACCGTCAAAGATTAGCCAATCGCCAGCTTGAATTGAATAAGCTGAGCCTTTCCAATAAACTTCAAAATCGTCGCCAGCATTCTGCTCATAACAGTTCATCATACCTTTAGCCATACCAGTTCCACAGGTAGAAACGTCTCTATCTGCATAACTCCACCAGAACACCCGTGACAAGCTAACACATTGTGCCCCATAGTAATTGTTGGCATAAATACACTTGCCATAAGTATCGTTCTTAAATGCTTGTGGGCTTGATACGTCATAAGTTTCGGCCCAACCTAAATCGTAATATTGGCCATCTACCATTGAAACGCCGGTGTCAATATCTTGGAATTTTCCACCGTCAATTTCTTCTACGGTAATAATCGCTTCGCCATTTACGTTGTCTGTTTCTTCTGTTTCGCCTAGGTCTCCCTCAATAACAGCAGGTTTTTGCTCTGCTGAATATTGAATAGAAGCCTCGTATTTGTCTTGTTCAATGCGAATATTCACAGTTGCACCGGTGGCAACGGCAACGCCGGCCAAAAGCAACGCAACCAATAACGCACTTATCTTTTCTTTCATAGCATTTTCCTTTCTATTATGCTTACAACTATAGTGTAATAGTTTTTCAATTTATTGTCAAAAAGACCACCCTTGCGAGTGGTCCTTGAGTTTATTTTTTAGGAATATCTTCTGTAACTTCAGATTCTGATTCTTCTGGTAATGAACGGGTGTTATTGTCTTCTACAGATTTTGCTCCACCGGATTTCGTATATTCAATAATTACGTGATAACTCGAAGTGCTATTCAAATTTGAACCGCCCTGGAACATTACTTTAGTAGAAGATAAATAAAACCCACCGGCCCAGCTTGCTGCACCATACGAATCGCTTTGTGTAAATAACCAAGGAATTGGACGCCATTCATTACTATAATTTGCAATAAATGTAACTTTTACGACTGTGTCAATATTAGATATATTATGGTCGAATGAATTCGGAATAATCCCGCTTCCGCTAATTACTTTTCTATATATTATCTTACCGTCAATCCACGTTTGCTTTGTATCTATCTCACTAGTGGAATAATTGAACGGCATTGTCGTCCAATCTATATTGAACGACTTTATTGCGGCACCGGCAATTTTTGAATTAGTAACAGATAAATCTTGTAATTTAGACCCGTTAATAGAACTCGTTCTGAAATTATCTTGTCCCACAGTAGCATATAAACTATTTAATTGGCTAATCGCACCAGCGTCAATAACAGTTACATTAGCCGCCACGGTAATTTGAGCAATAACGGCATAATAAGCAGTTGAGCCACTAGCACCATCAGCAGTAATAGCTGTGCGAATATCGCCATCAGTTGGTGTTAGTGGTGTAGCCGCCGGTGTGCCAGCTACGGCAATAATACCACAGGCACTAGGGTTATCGGCAACAGTATCCACACCGGTAGCTGGGCTATCAACATAAACTACAATTGCGTCAATTCTAGAATTAGTAGCTGGAGCCGTTGCAATTTCTACATTGATTGGACTACCCGAGATATTATTCACAGTCGTCTTATTTCCTACGTTATCTTGTGCTATAGCAATATCACGATTGGTCCCATCGCCACCAATGTCAACGCTCATACCACCACCGGCAGAAGCTACCCAACCGCTTAAAATACCTCTAGAAAAAGCACCAAGGCTATCATTGAACGCATTTACTGACGTTCTACCCCCATAAGCAGCGTTTGTTCCCACTGCGTCATTCGGATTTGTCATTTGTTATCCTTTCTTATTAGTTTATTATAATCAGCAAAAGTTGCTACTTTCATTTTTACCTTTACTGCGTTGCATTTCGGGCAATTCAAAACGCAATCCACGCTTTTATCTGTATCGCCTAAAATCCAACCGCATTTTGGACACCTAATCTTAATCGCACCCATTATACTATCACCTCGTCAAAGTAACACCTACAATTTACGTGAGCGTCTGGAATTCTTCCGCCATCATTCCAAGTGCTATGCTCCCAAGATACAACTTCACCATCTGAAGTTTTTACGGTATCAGCAAAAGCGTCACCCAAATCTACTTCCTCGCCTTCCATAGCTGCACATACGTCACAAACGTCAGAGTCTCCTGAAGTTCTCCACACAAGTTTTACTTGGAAACCATATTTTTCGGATAATAGTTCGTCTTGTTCTAGACGTCCAGTTTTAATCGCATAGGTAGTTTCGTTTCTAGCGATACATTCAGCACGGTCTCTAGGAATAACAGTTGCTAATTTTTCGGTAAGCTCCTCAGCACTCAATTCTTCGGCCAAGATTTGGCTAACTCTCTCTTGAGTATAGTCTGCATAACCCTTTACGAGTAAATCTGCACGGTTGGCAATACGCTTGCTCAAAGCTTCAGAGATATATACCGACCCACTAGAAATAGATTTCATAATTTCGCCGGCAATATCTTTGTTTGCAAGCATTTTGATTGCTTTTGCACCCTTTACAGCACCAAGATTGGCGTCTTTTTCAAGCATTTCAGTCATTTTAGCCGTAATTGTTGCCAAATCTATCTTTTCTACGCCATTTTTTACGATATTTTCCCCCATTTTTACCAATAAATTGTAAAGCTCACGCTCAGCTTTCGTCATCCTCGGTAAAGAATCCAGGGAGTGGTGGCAAGTGCATTTCTTGTCCGTTTTCTTCTCTAAAGGGACTGTAGGCTCGCTCTCGCCCCCCTTTTTATCTACTGTGGCAGTAATTGCCTTAGGTTTTGAATAGTCAATCTCATACGGTGCATTTAATTCGTCGCTTAATGCCTTATTATACACACCTTGTGCAGCACTTACCCACTCGTCGCCAAGTCCCAACGCTTGCACAGCACTTTCAGCAGATGAACCGGCAGCAATAAGATTTACAAGCGACTCACCACGAGTTCTAGCAATATCAGCCTTTACTTTTTCACGCTCGGTAAGTTCTGGAATTTCTAAGTCAAAGCTAATGCCATATCCAAGACCACCACCAAGCAAGCGTTCAAGCTCGTGCTGGAATTGGTTCCAAAAGCTTACAAGAGCAGGATAAACACGGCGTTTGGTAAATTGGTGGTCGCTAAGTTCTGCGTTGTCGTATTTAGCGCTAGAATCGTCACCAAGGATAAAGTTAGACACGCCAATAGCTTTATTTAGCCGGTCATTTACAATATCCACAATCTCACGAATAGCCAATGTCGAGTTATTACCCTGAATTGTTTTTACTTCTAATTCGTCTGCGTGGTTGCCATCGTCGTCAAATTGACGCCAAACATAAACAGTCTTATTTTTGTTATTTGCACCCTTTAGCCCATTTTCAAGCTCTTTACGTTTAGCTTGGTAGCCCTCTTGAGTTGAAGAAGAAATAAACGTAATAGTTGCAGGAATAGCTCCATTCTCAAAATAAGCACGTTGGTATTGCGAAATTAGGTCGTCAATTTGAGCCCATACACGCACGGCAGAAGCTGGCGAAACGCCACGCCATACGTCTCTAGGACTTCTAGAGAAGCGCAAGCGCATTACTTGGTCTTCGCCTAATACTTCAAGACCATCGGTAGTCATTACTTGCCATTCCCAACGGCCATAGCCAAGATAGATACGGCATTCTGGCGGCAAAATTGTATAGCCAATTACTCGGTCTTTTTCGTCACGCCATAAGTGAATATCTAGCTCGTCCTCAGTAAGCCAAGTAGCAAACATAAGGTCGGCAAATTCTGCCCAACCCATATCGTCATTAGGATTGCGAAGCCAAGCAAGCTCCGGTGTTTTATTTTCTGGTAATTTAGTGCCTCTGTCTGATACACCATACGGCATTACCATTTTCATTTCGTCAATTAGTGGTCGCACTTGAGCAAAAAGGTTTTCGTAATCAGAACATAGCGGACTTAAAAAGAATTGGTTGCCCAATTCCTGTGCAAATCTCCTACTCTTTTGCTTTTTAACTGCGTCCCTAAGATTCGCTAATAGACCCATAGTCAATCTCCTTTGGCTCGTCAATTATACGAACTTTTTTAGTTGTCTTTTTAGCTTTTGCGGCCTTTTTAGCCGGCTTTCTTTTCAAGATTTCTTTAATATCGCTTGAAAATTTAGTTCCATCAGTAAAGAACGGCATTTTACCGATACCGTGCTCAAATACTGCTTTGTGACATAAATCCTCGCCCTCTGGAGAAGCAAAAGAAACCTTGCGAACATTCAAACCCTTATCTGCAATAAATTGCTTGAGTTTTTTGCCTCTGTCCCCACACATAACGCAATCTTGATAAACGCAAATGATTTCTTTAGCCATTTTGTTCCCCCACTACTTCGTCTAAAGCCCGAGTAATGTATTTCTCCACGGCTCCGTCAGTAGCTTTACTCAAGCGATTCAATCCGGTTTCACCACCAACTAGATAAGCTTTCAAAACTACCTTATCGTCGGTGCTGAGTTTAGTCCGAATGAACTCTTTGGCAAAATCGTCCTCAAAACAAGACGCTAAAACGTCGTCTGCATGAGAAATCTCCTCAGCGGTTTTAAATGTAATATCTGCAAGACGCAATTTTTTCTCTGCGTCTAGTTTTGGCTCGCACATATGACCCTTAAAGTCAATTGGTTCTAGCCCGTTAAAGTGTAGCATAGCTCTTTGCTCCTGTTTAATGCTATTTGGTTATAGCATATCACATTTTACAATTTATCGCAATTATGCTAAAATGGAGTTGCGAAGCACCTTACAGAAACCATAAAAATAGGTTTTGATACTCTTTAAATATAATTCTCACACTCTCAATGCAAAATAAAAATTTATCCAAAAAGAAAAAGGCCGGAAGTCGCACCGGCTCTTTTTCTACCTACACACTTCGTGGGAGCCTGCCATAATCCACTCGCAGTTATTGGCTTTGGCATACTCCTCGTGTTTTAAGTCTGAGTGTATCCCCCAAGTAATCAAGGTCAATACAATTAGTAATATAGCCAAAATAGTTTTTGTTTTTGTTTTCATTTCTATTTTTCTCCGTATAATTCAATCTCGTTATTGTTTAATAATTTTGCTATTTCGTCTTGCTCTTTTGTGGTTAATCCATTTCTTGCCGTGTGAGTGTCTTCAATCATTTTGTAATTATTGTTATATGTCCCGTAATTCATAAAGATTGCATTTTGTTCTTTGCCGTTTTTGATATAACAAATACGCACTCTTTTGCAATCCATAAGTGGTTCTACACACCACCCGAATTGTAGTTCTAATTTGTCGCTTATATTCATTTGTTATCCTTTCGTTTGTTATTTATACTTTAATTATACAGCACCTTTAAATAAAATGCAATAGGTTTTTTGTAAAAAATATACTAAAGTTTTCCACAGGCTAAAATTGAATTCGCTTTTTGCTCAAATCGTCTATTGCATAGCGTAAAGCGTCCATCAAGTGGTCGTTGCCGTCCTCAGGCTCGTCTAGTATTTCGCCCGTGCGTTTCTTTCTCCAAGCATAAGACAGATACTCACGTTTTAAGTCGTCTCCAGCATATACAATTTGCCTTTGGCATACACGGTCAATTCCACGCTTAACTGAGCCTGGATTCTTGTCAGCGCTTACAATTCTGAATCCAGCCGCTTTAATCTCGGCTATAATCTCAGGTCTCGCACCATCTGCTACTATCAGCACATTAGGGTCTATTCCAAGCTTGCGGAGTATATCTCCATACTGCGAGCCGAGCAAACCTTTTTTGTATAATTTCTCGACTATGCCTATCTTTCTTTTATCATGTTCTTGCACTGCCGATAATCTACCATCCTCAAGCTCATATATTGCCACCATTGCTGTTTCGTCATTGCTGAAGCCAAAATCTAAGCCATAACGAACCAATTTCCCCACTTGACGAATATGGTCGGATGTGTCCTCACTCCAGCCAGAATATACATTGCCTTCTAGCGTTCCAATTTGGCCCAATCCATAGACTGTCCAATAATTACTCGGCTCCTCACCCGGTTTAGGTTTATGGCTCTCTATATTTTCTACGATTTGTTTAGATAACGCTTCATTGTCTTCATAGGTAAGCACAATAAAACTCGTGCGGTCTTTATGTTTTCCTTCTACCAATTGCTCGTGTGCCCAGAACTTACTAGTTGGGTTATAATCTACTATCACAAAATCTTCTGTTCTACTCGCTAACTGGTCAAAAGTTTCATAAGTAAACGCATTGGCCTCATTGACAAAAAGAACATCACGTGACAAACCGTGAGCCTTCATTTTATCTATTGAACGAAATTGGATAACTGAGCCATTAGAGAATTCGTAGTTAAGCTCTGTCTTATTGAACTTTTCATCATTCCACCTATTCGTCCCTTGCATAATTTTCTTAAAATCGTCTATAGGTCCGTCTTTAAGGTGACCATAAGACTGGCCCACCACCGTTATTTTAGAGTTAGGGTAGCTTTCCGCATAGCCAGTTAATAAAATCATTATAGCGACAGTTTTACCTGCACGCATACCTCCCTGAATAACCTTGTAGAATGTAGGCTCAAAAATAAGTTTTTCAATTTTACTCAGGGCAGTCGTTTTGTACATCACCACTCCAACCCGAAGCCCGAATCGCTCTTTCTTGTTCCTCGGCTTCCTGCTTAGTTTTATATATTTTACCGGTCGTGCCAAACTGCCACCCGATTATTTTTCCCCCTGCGCTTCTAACTGCATGAACTGGCATAATCTTTCTCCTTGCCTTTATTATACTTCAAATCTACTTTTTGTAGCAAATTTATCCCTTAAATATACTCCTAAATTACCATGGTTAAAGCTCTCGTCAGAAGTAGAAATAAAATCCCACTCACGCAGAGCCGTAGCAACCTTATTATAATTAGTAATCTGTATCTTCATATCGTGATTACTCTCGCCACCAAGTCGCCAATAGTTTCCATATAACGCTCTAAACATTGGCTCGTCTGGGTATTTCTCTAACACCTCTAACGCTTTCTTACGATTTATCAGCATTGGCTTATGAACGGCATAATCTAAAGTAGGCAAGCCGTCCTTTTGCAACGTTTTTACCAAATGTCTTAATCTCTTTGTGTAATCCGTTGGCATACAACCGTGTCGGCTCTCAATCTTAAATATACGGTCCTCAAGCGTCTTATTATACATAACAGGGATACTCTTTTCAGTCCTTGGTTTTAACACAAAGAAATCGTCATTGAATAGCCAAAAACTCTCTGTAATGTTGTCATTCTTACATACTTCCAAAATCATATCACGCACTCGCTCAAACTTGCTTGTTGCAGTTTGCCAACACTTGACGTGCTCGTCTGGTTTTAACCCATCTGGGCAACCACCATAGAACCACACTTTATTATAAGGCCAATTTTCTTCCACGCTACGTAATGAATAGCGAAGCTCCTCGTTCGTTGGTGCTTCCTTAACGAAATAAACCACGTCATACGAGCCTTTAATATGTTTATTGTATCCAAACCTATTGAATAGTTTAGAATTTGAATGTCGCACAATCTTGTCGTTGATAAACTCACGCTTGGCCGGCTCTGTTTGCTTCTTGGCTAACTTGTCTAGCTCACGAATCAGAATTTCTAATCGCTCTAGGCATAATTCACCACGGCATAGCGACTCCGTATCGTCAAAGTAATGGTCAAATAGAGTTTGTGGTGCATGGTATAATCCACCATTGGCAATAATACACTTTACGTTAAATATCTCGTCCTCACCGAACTGCATACCCTTTGGGAACTTTATTTTGTGCTTATTTACGAAACTGCGCTTGTATATCTTATTCCACACCACCGGCCATCTTGTAGGCATTTTACTTAAATTATAGTGGCCTTTACGAATTGGGTCCGTTCCATACGAATAAGAGCCAACCTTGTGTCTATTTTGGCCGAATTGTATAATGTTGAAATCGTGCCTAGTAATCCTAGTCATAATGTCTAAAGCTTCCGGCACTAAAGCGTCGTCACCATCTAAAAAAGCAAGGTAATCGTTCTTTGCCTTGCTCATTCCGAGATTGCGAGCCTCTGCTACTCCCCTATTCTCGGTCCGGTATAATTCCCAGCCATATTTCTCACAATACTCGTCGCATATCTTTTCTGAGCCGTCCGTTGAGCCGTCGTCTATTACAATTGTCTGAAAATCTTGCTCTGTTTGATTTGCAACGCTATCAAAACACCGCCTCAAGAACGGTGCTTTGTTATAGACTGGTATAATAAGACTAATCTTACCCATAATCTCATTATAACACATAACAAATAACCACCCTTGCGAGTGATTATTTGTTTCCATAGATATTAAATCTAACAGCTAAGACCTGGAAGAATTAGCTTAGTCTGAAACTTCACAGACCATACCTATATTATACCACACTATTCGCCATTTTTCTTGCGTCCCGTTAAATCAACCAACGGCTTTGGTGTAATAACCTCTGTTTGGCTAATCTCTTTGAACTGCCCACGAAGTTTGCTCAGTAGCTCAATAGCCTTTGGGTCGCCGGTCTGTGCCTTTAAGTTAAGCCTAAACATCATACCAACATCGTTAATCATATCTTCATCTTCAATGCCCGCTTCCCTTAAAATAGCCCGATTCTTTTGCGACTTAATATCTAAGCCCCCTATCATTTCGCCAATTTGTGCGAGTGTTTTGCGTTGCCGTTTCTTTTCTCCACTGATTTTACCGCCCTTCGACTGTTCTTCCACAGTAAGTTTGTGTGCTTGCGGTATTAGATTTTGCTCATTTGCCATAAAATCTCCTTAAATCTAATTCTATCACAGCCTCAATGCCGTCCCAACCACCACCAGCTTGAACATATGCTTTCTTTTCTTCATTATCCCAAAAATAATTAGCTTCAAATTTATTTTGTCCCATCTTTTTTCTCCTTTCGCTTAGCCTTCTTTTGCTCTTGCCTTAAAATCTTACATACTTCTGCAAAAATATCTTGGTCTAATTCTTTTGGTGGAGTGAATTTCTTTGGGTCAACTCTTGTATATTTTGACAAATCAACACCATTTCTCTCCAAATATTTAGCTTCTTCTCTATTTGCTAGTAGTATCTGCTTTTGTGCCATCTTGCCAACCTTCCTAGCTACCAGTAGTAAATTTCCAATAGCGCTTTCTTATTACATCACAATATTTAGGGTCTAGCTCCATCATATAGCATTTGCGCCCTAGTTGCTCGCAGGCTATGAGCGTAGAGCCGGAGCCGCCATAAATGTCAGCGATACTATCGCCATCTTTGCTATACCTTTTTAAGAACCATTGCGCTAAAACTGCTGGCTTTTGGGTAGGATGGACTCTTTTTTTTGTATCATCTTTTTCCATCCCAAATAGACCCGCCCACCGAATTCGCACCAACTCTCTTTTGTGCCTATTCTTGCTCCAACATAGTTCAAAACAAGAGCCATACCCTTTATCCATACGTTCTGCGATGCCTTGGTTATCATCTTCGTTTTGCCTTTTGTCCCAAACAAACCAGCTGCCACTATTGCGATTCGGTATTATATCAGCATAATAGTCAGCACCCCAAGTGATTATCTCTTTGCAATAACCAAAATTGTCAAATATTGTAGTTATCAACTCAGGTTTAAAATCTTCTTTGTCGCCAATCACAGCATTATACTTGTTGCCTTTCATTTTTCTATTCGCAAAATCTGTGTTTAGTCGACTGTGCATATCACTAAAATCGGTTTCCAAATTCATTCCATACGGTGGGTCCGTAAACACCATATCAGCCTTCTGCCCGTCCATAAGAATCGCCACGCTTCCAGCATTAGTAGAATCACCACACATAAGCCTATGGTTGCCTAATTTGTAAACCTTGCCAAGTTCACTATCCGCTGGTTCATTTTCATTTACCTCTGGAGCTTCATCTTCGGTTACTTCGGTTTCTTCTTGCCAATCTAAATCTACGCCCCAGTCTTTCAATTCTTCTTCATCAAATTCGCTTTTCAAATTCTCATCATCCCACTCCAAATCTGCTTTTGCAGTAGAATTATCAGCAAGAGCCATTTTGCGGCCCTTTTTACTATTCAACCTTACGTCCGTGCGTTTTACTGCTATTATTTCGGTTCCATCGGTTTCAATAATTTTGACTTTATCTAGTCCAATCTGGCCAGCGCTCTCTACAACGCCATTTCCAGCGATGATATTTCCATCTTTATCTATCAAAATCGACCTACCTGCCCCATTCTCTCTTAATGATTTTTCAATCAATGACATACCATATTCCGTATGACGATTAAAATTCTTGTCGTCAAATTTTAAATCGGAAATTTTTGC